TTCGGTGAAGCCCTCGACTTTGAATTCCCCGCTCATTTTTTGAACCTCTCTTTGCTGAAGCCTTTGGCTTGCGATACGAAAGTCAGCAAGGCATTATTGACTTGCTCTTCAGCGGTCGGCTCAAGATCAGGGTTGATCGAGTATTCGTTGATCCAAGGGAAGATTGCCGTCTGCTTGTAGGCAGGGGCATTCTCAGGTCTCATGTAATTAAAGATCGCAGTCGTGAGAGGGGCTAGACCATCAAAGATCGCTTTGTTGCCGAGCATCCCATCTGCATACATGACCTGAATCTCCGTGAATACTTCCTCGCTTATTTCATCAACCGACTTCTCCGTGTGTCCATTGAAAATCAGGGCGGCGGTGACTTGCCTACGGAGAGATCGCCTTAGTTTTTTTTTGCGCTCTTATAGTCGGGCGAGATGGTCGCCTGAATAGATTGAACGATCTCTTTAATGGCAAAGTCGGGGAACTCTGCGCTGATCTGCTCAAACGATTCATCGATCGGCTCGCCCGTCTCCGAGATCAAGAGATGAAAATACTCCTCGATGCGGGTCTCTTCAATGGCTTGATACTGCGCCACTTGGCGAAGTGAAGTGCCATCGACAATGATGTCGTCATCGGTGACTGTGATCGTCTGCTTGCTCTCGTTGAGGGCTTTGATGAACTCTTCGCCGCCCTCTTCAAGTGTCTTTCGCATGGGCGCTGATAGGCGCTCAAAGACCTCATCGACTTTCTCTTTGGCAGGTGTCAGCACTTTGGCGTTGATCTCTTCCATCTCCCGCTTGAGGGGGACTTTCATCTTGAGGTCAAACTTCACCTCGCCGAGATCGATCGTGATTTTCTTGATCTGAATCTCGTCTTTGACTTGCTGAAATTGCTTGCCTAGTTTTTTCGATAGGGTCATTGCGGCTCTCCTTTGAGTAGTTTCTGATAGATGGCGTTATTCAGTCGGATGACATACTCGACGATTTCCTCGGGGGACATCTTGTCGGCGTGTCGCTTGGCGATCTCATGGCAAAGAGAGATGCCCGTGATCCGTTGCTGAGTAAAACCAAACCAGTTCTTTTGACCGCTCGATGAGAGGGTCACTATGTAGGAGAGCAGGTCTTGCGAATTGTGTATTGTCGTCATCTTGTAAGTAAGCCCCCGTGAGGGGGCTTTTCCTTTTAACTGTTTGTCCAGCCGTAGGAGTTGCCGCCTACTGGATGCAAGGTAAAGATGTATTTACCTTCAGCCGAGACAGACATATCCCATTGCAAGCCACCCACACGGGCGTTGAACGCATAGGCAACGGTGTCTGTGCCGTCGTAGACTGCGATCACATAAGTGCGGATAGTTGTGCCGTTGTAGCCATCGTCACGAATCAAGTTCATGGCGGTGTCGGCAGGATTCCAAGCAGAAGTGATGCTCAGAGAGGTCACTTGGTTCTGAGTGGTGATCTTTGCCCCTGTGCGAGCGCCAGCCACGCCATAAGTTGCAGACGCATCGTCAGCACCGAAAGCAGGGATAGTCTCGACAGGCACATTGATGCCGCCAGTTCCCAAGCCGCCAGCCGCCGTGCCAATGATCGGCTCGATGTCTGCCCATGTGTTCAGTTCTGTGTCAGTCAATGCCGTAGGGCTTGCGCCTGATTGCATCCAAAGGGTCGCCGTATATCCCGGTAAGACTTTATTGATGAGTGCCATTTTTCGTTTCCTTCCAAAGTTGATTGATCAATCGTGTCTTATGTCGGAATGTCCAAAGTCGTGTCGAGAATGATTTGGTGCAAACCAAGGTCATTGTCGTAGGTATGGTAAAGCCAGTCGACATCCGCTTTGGCGATATAAAAACCGCCATCGCTAGGGTCACCGAACATTCCCGAATACCCATGCAATGATTGTAATATCGTGTTCGCTAAATTGAAAGCCTCGGTCATCGTCTTGGCAAACACAGTCGTTTGAAAGACGGGTCGATCGATGCCCTTGTTGCTCTGAATCTGCCCCGTATAGACGGGTTGATGCACATTGCGGAGTTGCCATGTGAGGAACTTCGGCTCAGTCGCATAGTTGCGGTTGAAGAGCGAGTAGACAGGCACAGGATCAACGATGTCGACCAATTGATACTGAATCGCCTTGGCGTAATTGACTGGGTTGTTTTGACTACTCATACTGGAACCTCAGGGTCGGCACGGTAGCAAATAAATGTCGCTTTTTGGCGATCATTATGTTCACGGCAGTCGGTGATTCGCCACTCTCTGTCTCGCCATGTAATACTGTATTTGTCCTGATCATCGACCAAGCGTTTGATGTTGGGCGTGTAATTGAGGGTGATCATCACGAGATCAGAGTAGACCCGATACCGCTCAGAGATTCTCAAATTGTTCGCCACATCATGAACCAGTCCTCGAGTCGCAAACCAAGTTGTGACAGTCGTGGTGTATTCGCCAAGGGCATCTACGCCATTGGTCACATTGTTGATTGTCAGGTTCTCATAGCGAACGATTGCCATCACATCACCAAAGGCTTGTAAGGACGAAGCAAGGTCGCCACCCCGAAAGGAATCTCTCTGAGATTGGCTTCCGTCGTGTTTGAGCGATTGTTGTAGATGTGCGTGAGCAACATCAACCCCGCTTGCTTGATCACAGGGTAAGAGGCAAGGTTGTTGGCATTGGCGGTGTATTCGACATAGATCGGATTTGCCACCACCTGATTCAGGGTGTTTGGTATCTGATCGAGGATTACTCGATTGCCCGTCGGGTCATACGAGTAAGTCGATGGGTCGATCAGGATCGGAGTCGTGTTCGAGTTGCCGTAATACCAAACAGCATCAATGGTCACCCCTGAAGCGCCCTGAGAGACCTCGGGCAGATCAAGGAAGACCTGAGTGTTGTAGAGACCGATGTTGCCGTAATAGACCCGATACGATGTGGCAAAAATCGCCATGCCGAGGAAGTCCTCGATCGCCATGCGAGTCGCCAATTCGATCGATGTGATGTAGGTGTCTTGGCTCTCATCATCAAACAAGTTGAGTTGCTGAGTGCATTCCTCAAGCGTGAGCCACGCAGTCGCCACATCTCTCGTAATCTGCTCAACCTTTGCGTAGTTGTAAGGATTACGGCTTGTCCCAAAGAACGGAGCGAGAGTTAAGTTTTCGACTGCCATGATTGCCCCCTATTAAGCGGCAGAAGCACGAACGCCAGCGAATGGGTCTTTGACAGTAGAGACCAGTCGCTTCTCAGCATACATGGTCACGAATCCGGGAGCGGTCTGATCGAACATCTGAATGTCCATCTCTTCCACATCGGCGATGCAAAGGAATCGATCCCAGTTCGCCAAGTAGATCGGGAAGTCTTCGCTCATGTAAGGATTCGGGATGACTTTCCAGCCAAAGATCGAACCGACTGCGCCGCCCTCGCCAGCCTCGCCCAATTCGAGGAAAAGAGGCAAGCCCTGAAGGTCTTTCAATTGACGCAAGGTCTGAATCATCGTCGGGGTCATATACCAAGCCGTAGTCGGCAATGCCCAATACTGAGCAGGAAGAGCGTTGGCAATGTTGGTGATCTTGTTGTAGGTCGGTGCTACACCGCCCAATGAAACTGTGGCGATCGAGTGAATGCCGTTGGTCATAGCCGTGCCGCTTGAGCCGAAAGCCGATGAAGCCGCAGTCGTGTAAGAGTCAAGACCACGCAAGCCCTCTGTGCCACCAGTCGTAGTAGTCGTAGAGCCTGATTGATCATTGTTGAGCGCCATTGAGTAGCCCTCTTGCTGACCAAATTCAAGGATCAAGTCCTCGATCAATTCTTTCTCAAGCCCGTTGATGTCATCAAGGGCGGCAATACGAACAGGCAATTGAGCCGAGATTACTCGGGTCGGTAATTGCCAAATAGTCGTAGCAGTATTCGGTGTGCCTGAGTTCGCCGTTGCGACATAGCCCCAACCGCCTGTGGTTTGATTGGTGGCATTACCAGTCTTGGCAACGAATTGAACGGCAGAGTTGTTCGGAGTTTTGATATTCCGTGCGCCCATGCGGAAAGGATTGGCGTAGCGGAGTTTTGCAAAGACATCATCAAAGTAAGTGCGACCGCCAGCGTCAAGACCCGAGCCAGTCAAGGTCGATGCTTCTCGCAGATCGATAGTCACCTTGCGATTTTCATTGATCGAGGTTTTGATGCCATCAAAAATTTTTTGCGTTGCACTCATTTTTTTGTCCTTTGTAAATTCATACAAGAGAGGGGGCAGAAGCCCCCTCGCCTTGATTAAGCGCCAGTTGCAGTAGAGCGATAGCGGATGATCGAGAAAGGATCAACCACAGAAGTCGCCAAGCGTTTCTCACCATAGAAAGTGATAAATCCTGGCTGTGTTTGCTCGTAGCGACGCAACACCATGCTCAAGCGATCAACGATAGTGTGACCACGATTCCAGTCGCCGAAATACATCGGGTATTGGCTATTCGTGCCAGCAGAACCGCCCGATGCAGTAGGTGCTTCGAGGTAACTGTTCACGACCACATCGTAGCCGAGCAATTTACCAACGATGCCCTCGTATGCCAAAGGAGCCATACGCTCGAACACAGGAGTGCCGTTGTCATCTACCAAGCCACGGATGCCAGCAAGCATGGTTGGGTTGATGATGAACTTGTTGCCGTTCGACCAGTATTGTTGTGGCAGAGCGTGCAAGAAGTTGATCAAGTCAGCGAACTTCACATTGTTAGCCGTGCCAAAACCGTTGGTGGTGATTTGGTCATAGGTTGCAATGCTATGCAAGCCGTCAGTCGATGCAGTGCCGCTAGAACCAAATGCCGCAGTAGAAGTCGTGCCGCCTGTGTAGGTAGCATTCGCACCGCCGTATTGATTCAAACCACGCAAGCCATTGGTTGCACCATAGGCAGTAGTGGTAGAGCCGCTCTGATCATTGTTGAGGATCATTGAGAGACCCTCTTGCTGACTGAATTCTTGCAACATGTCGTCAACAACGTTTGCTTCCAATCCGTCGATGTCGTCTAGGGCGGCAGTACGGATTGGGAATTGAACGTTGATGTCTTGCATGTTCAATTGCCAGATCGAGGTGTTTTCAGTTGTGGCAGAGCCGTTGTTCTGAATTGCGTAACCCCATTGAGCGCCAGCGTTGCCTGTCTTCGCACGGAACTGATAGGTAGAACCATCAGTCGCCACATTGCGAGAAACGCCACGCATCGGGTTCAACAGACGTTGAGCGTGGAACACAGGGTCATAAGCCGTGCGACCACCGATGCCAGCGCCTGAGCCAGTCAATGCAGAGGCTTCGTTCAGGTAAGCGGCGTGCTGGTCTTCAGATTCCCACAGTTTCAATTCTGTGTGCATCTTGCTACCGCTTTGCTTGGTGAATGCCGCCAGTTGCTCACGCACACGACGATTCACATCGCCACGCACAGTCTTGTGAGGCGCACGAATGAACTCAGGGATTTGAATCGATGAAACTTTTGCTTCTAGGGCGTTGAACTTCTCTTCCATCTCAACCTTGGCGGCTTCGACTTGAGTTGCTACTTCGCTCTTCACTTCTTCAATTTTTTGAAGGTTCGATGCTTCGATCGCATCTACTTTTTCGATGATTTTTTCAACAGACATGATGTGTCCTTTCATTTGATACGTTTAGCAAGCGCCTTTTCCAAGTCACGCATCTCAAGTGCTTCGAGAAGTTTCTTGGCTTCGGCTTCGATTACCACCGCATCAGGATCACCCTGAGGAGGGGTTGCTTCAGGCTTCTTGAGGGCATCACGCTCACTCAATACACGCTTGAAGATACTTGATGCGGTGGTCGCATCTTTTTTGTGCAATCCTGCATCACGCAAGACTCGCTCCAAAACTCTTGGATTGAATTCACCCTCAGGGCTGAAGCATTCAAGTTTTTGAATCTCAGCGTTCGGGTTATTCGGATACATCACGACAGAGACTTCACGCAAACCGCCTTTGGTGATTTGGAAGTAAGCCTCATCGTCGCCCATTGTGTCGGGATCAAACTCTTCGCCGTCAGCATTGACGAACATTGCTTCATCAGCGTAAGCGCCAACAGAAACACCGCCAAACATCTTGGGTGATTCTTTGAGGATTTGATAGAGGTCAGAGCCGCCGACTGTGTTGAGATAGAGGCGACCGCTTGCAGTCATGCCATCATCGTCGAACTCGAATGAAGTCCACTCTCCCATCGGCATTCCGAGGTCATTGTGGTTGAGGAACATTGGCAAGGGCTTGCCAGCCTCTTTGAATTCTGCCGCCCAGTCGGCAAAGCCTTCGGGCTGGTAATTGAATTTGCGACCATCTGCGCCCTCTCGAGCGCCCCATGTCGTTACACGGGCTTCAAGCAGTCCGCTTGGGTTTACTGCTTCGTTTGCGCCCTGTGCTAGTTTTACCTGTGCTTCGCAAACTAGAGTCAAGTTTTTCATGGATCACCCCGTCCTTAATTGATTGATTGTCATCTCTTATCTTGTGGGGCTTTTCTATTACTGGAAGTTTAACATCAGACTTCTTGATTTGTGAAGCCATAAATGCTAGTGCTTTTTTCATGAGATTCATGTTTGACCCCCGATGTTCATCTTTCGAGTTTGGTTGCCACCGCCCCCGCCCGTGTCTTGTGGTGAAGTCCCTGAGATAGGGTCAGCCGATTTTCCATCGGATTTGAGTTCGTCGCCACCATCGATCTCGGGCATATTCAAATACTCCCGTGCTTCGTTTGGTGTCATCACCCCTGCCTTGACCCCTGCCGAGACAAAGTTCATCTGATCAAGCGGAGCGCCCTTGAGGAAGTCCTTGGTATCGAATCTCACATACAGATTCGGATAGCCCTTGAAGAGATGTTGCTTCAGTTTCTGCTCGATGTTGATCACCATCGGATACATGACTGTCTTGTAGAACTCGTCGAGCATCGTCTGAGTATTATTGTATTTTTGGTCGGCAATGCCAAGCATGGCGGGTGGCACTCCAAAGAGACCACAGATTCGCTTCATCGTCTGAATCTTGAGTTGAGCCGCATCGGCATCTTGGAGAGTCAGCATCTTGATCGGGTCATACTTCATGCCCTGATCGAGCAACATACCTTGACCAGCCTTGCTCGGATCAGTCCCTCGACTGCCTGTCATGGCATTCCAAGTCTCTTTGATTCGAGAGGCGATCTCTTTGAACTTCTGATCGGGGATCACCTGATCGGTGTAGAAAATGCCTGTCGGCTTCGCCCCGTTCTGCATAATGAAGTTGGCGTAGATGTCGATGTCTTGATCGAGAGCCACCAATTCAGTTGCGAGGATGCCTTTGTTGAAACCGCTCGAGCCTTGCCATGCCGCCTCTTTGATGTGCATCACTTGGTGAGCCTGAAGAGGCGTGTCCTTGCTGAACCCGTATGAGGGCGAACTCAGAACATAGATCGGGTAGCGAGAGTCAGAGAGTTTGACGGTGATCAGGGTCGCATCGAGGTTGTACATCTCGATCGGGGTCTGATTCGGGTCTTTTTGGTCTTTGCGCCACCACAGGGTGAATGCCTCACCCGCAATGTCTTCCCACATACACCATTGATACC